TTAGTATTTAATCTTTTGTCCTACATTAATTTTATTTGCATTTTTAATACCATTTTTATCCTGCAACTTCTTGGTTGTTGAACCTACTTTTTGAGCAATTCCGCTTAATGTATCACCAGACTTAACAGTGTACGTTCCACCACTGACAGCTGCAGTTCCAGATAATTTAACGACTTGTCCAATATTTATTTTGTTAGCGTCTTTAATGTCGTTCAAACTTTGCAACGCCTTAGTAGTTGTTCCATTTTTAGCAGCAATAGTGCTTAAATTGTCTCCACTTTTGACAGTATATGTTTTACTAGATACTTTTGCAACTGGAGCTTTTAACGTTATTTTTTGACCAACGCTGATTTCGTTTTTGTTTTTAATGCCACTCCAGTTAGCTAAATTATCTACACTCACGCCACTTCTATTAGAGATTGCTGACAATGTGTCACCGGACTTAACAACGTAGCTAGCACCTGTAATCTTGTTGCTAGATTGATTTGATACAACTTGTTTAACTGGAGTTGATACTTTACTGCCCAATACTTGTTTATCAAATTTAACTAAATTGTTAGCTTCAATGATTGAAATAATTTTTGCTTGATATTGTGGATCAGTAGCATACCCAGCTTCATGAATAGCTTTAATTTGTGCTTTATAACTTGTTAATCCTAAAGCCTTTTTATAACGACTATTAACATTTAAGAACGCACCGTAATCTTTAATAGATGTTTCCCAACTTGGATAAGCTCTAAAGTTAGCAGTGATATTATATGTGATACCACCGTAAACTTCCCACGTTGCCATATTAGCAGCATTGCCACCATATGAACCTTTGATACCAAACAAGTTATTGTATTTAGTTGTTAGGCCACTTGTACCCCATGCTGATTCTAATGCAGCTTGTGCAATGGCCACAGATGGTAATACTTTATAGATGGACCACAATTGAGTAGCCCCTCCTTTTACTTTGTTAATAAAATTCTCTGTTTGTATACTCATGATTAAATTCCTCCTTTAGTTTGACTATAAGAATTAAAAGCTCCTACACTCGCCCAACCTGTTAAAAACCCTGTTAGCAAAGATTCAGCAAGTGGCAGGTTAAATACCAGTGCGATAGCTCCAAATAATACCACGCCTACCACAAGAGCAAATACAATAACCCAAATACCAGACAGTTTACTATTTTGCTTTACTACTTCTGTTATTCCAGAAACTACTACGCTTCCTCCAATTGCTGACAAAATTAATGTTGTTAAAATGCTCTCCATTAAAATCTCCTACTTTCCTATTTCTAAAATGCTTATTCGTTTATCGTGATCATTCAACTCTTCGTCATGTAGTCCAACCTTTAAGTTTAGTTGTTCCCTATCTTTCGCGCTATCAGCTAAGTTGTGGTTAAGCAGTTCGATTGATCGTGTCAAAGGCTCAACTGATCGTTTGAGTGATTCTGTATTATCTCTTTGTATTTTTTCCGCCATTCTTTTATCTGGTTCAGATACTAACTTTTTGTATATCCAGATTAACGCTCCTCCTATAATGGTAAAACTTGTAATTATTGACGTCATTTGTGTTTCTAGTCCACTCCACTCCATACCGTTCCACCTTTCTTTAAATAAATTAAATCAATATAAAAAGACCTACTCGATTGAGCAGATCTTCGTTTTTATTTATTTTCAGTTAACCGATAGCTTTGATTATTTCAAAATGAAATTTATTTATTAAAGCCTGATTTCAGAAATCCCTAGTTTTTTAACAATCTCTTGAAATCCATCTCTGCCTGACAAAAACTTACAAATATTAATAAACTCGACTTGATTAATGCCTTTTGTGTGTTCTAAATCTAATCTTATTGTGGTATTCAAATGATTTTCATATTCTTTTTCACCAGTTACATACGGAAGCAAGGCATCCTCTACCACAGTTATTTTTTCATTGGATATATAATCCCCATTTTCCAATTCAGTATTAAGAGATTGTTCTACTCCATTAAGCAAACCAAAAATATGTGAGTCACTTTGTTCACAAACCCCTTGATTTTTTTGAATTAGATATATATTTCCTAATATTTTTCCTAAAGATACTTTTGTCTCATTGTCCAAATAAAAAACCTCCTTTCTTAAAATTATAACACACATTATTAAAAGTATTTCCTTTATTTATTGGCATATTCTATTAAAAAGATGACATTAATACTTTTGTTAGATAACAATTCCTTCCTGCCGCTTGATGTTTATTAAAACTTTCTAAAGCATCTTCGTAATTATCATATTTTATTGTTTTTTCATTATAGCTACCTTGCAAAATTATTATATACACCATTACCCCTCCAAATAATTAAATGAAGTTTATTTCCAAATTTTTTTCTCTGCTATTGGACCATATGCATATTTCGATAAATCATCTCTGATTTCATTCCAAGTATTCATTATTATTTTGAAATGTTGATTTACTTTTTCATTTACCGAGTTAACAATAGCCAAGGATTCTTTTTCTAATCCCAGTACATCCATAAAGACTATTTTATGCTCTTTCAAAACAACATCAACTACTTTAAAAGCTATTTCTTCTGCAGATTTTTCGCTAAATTGATAAAAGAACGCATAGACCATATTTAGGTAAATCATTTGTCTAATAGCAGGTATAGGGTGAGAATAATTAGAAAGTTCATTTAAATTATCGATTTTTGTAGATAATAACTGAAACATAAAAACAGATGAAAATCCTGTAGTTAACGCTGAACCAGACCAAAACTCCGGATCTTTTATAAGGCTAATAGTTTTTGTAGCAGCGAAACTATCGGCATCCATTTCTAAACATTGACTAATTAAGTTTCCTTCATTCTTTGAGTTTGATTCGAAAAAAACAAAGTTTTTGTTAGTTTTGATGGAATAATCTAAATGACCATGTACAATATGTCCATATTCATGAAAAAAAAGATAGCTTACAGCATTAGCTGCGAAATGCTTAGCATTGTTTTTTCTTTCTTTTGACTTTGGATACACGCTTTCGAAATCATAATTATTGAAAAGGTCACCTATTGTATCTATATAATTATCTAATTCTGATAAATTAATATCTATATCAGGATTTTGTTCTTCGCTCGTATCTATTTCTTTAAATACATCATTCCGTGAGAACAAATAATTATAAAAATTCTTCACTATACGAATCAAACCAATATTCAAACCGATAAAATAATTATTTTTATATTTGAAAGCTATTGCATTAAAAGTATAATCATTGACTATACCTAAATATACTTCAGGATAAGATTCAGGCGATTCTTGAAGCATAACCTCATAAGAATCTTTAACTACACCCATCATATATTTCTCGAATTCATCTAACTCACCATTAAAGCTATTACCATCTAAATACTCATTAAATAACTCTTTAGTTGTTTCCAAAAAACCGCTCCCTATTATCTATTAAATTAATTATTCACATGATATAATAGGTTTAACAACAAGCTAATATACCAAGCACTCACAGGGTTCCCGCCCTATATGTGAGTGCTTTCTTTATTTTAACTATTATTTAAAACAATAACAACTTTATCTTTTGACTTCTCCCTTATCTTTTCATCTACCGCGCAGTTTGGTTCAACTAAACAGTTTTGCTTTGTAAAGATTTAGCTCTTTTTGTTGCAAGGTTTTTCCCAATCTTCATAGATGGTATCTCAATATATTTATAAGTTAAGTAAGAAAGAGAAAAAATTAAAGCATATGCTACAAAAATAACTATAATTAACGATATTTTTCCATATAATAATCTAAATACAACTAACAATATAGGTATATGAAGCATGTATAGACTATATGATAAGTTTCCTGTAAGAACTAATATCGGATTAGAAAGTCTATTTTGTATTTTTTTACTAGATAATACTAATATTATCAGCATAGAGGCTCCTATACATACGCCTAAATCAATAATACTATAACTGAAATCCATCAATATAGAGTCGGTTCCAAATAATACCCTTACTATCCATGCGTAAAATCTTGAATATAAATAGAAAAGAAAAGCTATAACAGTCAATACTACTTTTTTTGTAACTGAATATTTTTTAACGGCGTTTATTAGCTCATCCTTATGTTTAGCCATCAATGCCCCAATAATAAAAAAATACATATAATGAGATGTATCGAATAGACTTAAATGAGCACCATGTGACTCTTGTATATGAAACCACTCATTTAACTGACCTACTAAATAAAGCATAAAACCAATAGAAAGGGATTTCTTCCAATTATATTTTTTTATCATTATCATTATTATTGGGAAAATAATTGAAATTCTCATCTCATGAATCAATGACCAAATAACCGGATTATATGAAGTGGGATAGATACCTATACTTCCTATATATTCTAGAAATGTCTTAACATCTAGCGGCGTATCCCATTTTCTATAATACCATCCAGTAAGACCATTAATTTGTATATCTTTAAACAGAAAATATAACAAAAAAGTGAATAATATCATCAATAAATATGGGATATATATTCTAAAAAAGCGTTTAATAAGAAATTCTGAATACTCTATATCTTTTTTAAAAAATGGAAGAGACATAACAAATCCACTTAAGATAAAGAAAAAAATAACTCCTTCATTACCTGCATAAAATATATTAATTGGTGCAATTCTTATTAGCGTTGAAATTGGCTCTATCAGTATTAGCATTGTATGCCAAATTATTACGGAAACCGCTACTAGTCCTCGCATAGAATCTAGCTCTATGTATCTCTTCAATTTTATCACCCTATCTTATTTTTTGCATTGAGAGTACTTTACAAGTGAAGTACCCTCAATAACAAATATTATGATAACACATTAAATGATAAAAATGTCCGAGATAATAGAATTTGAAACGAACTAATATTTAATGATGGGACGAACAATCCTCTTTTCACCATCAACATTTACAACTGACTTTACCTCTGATATTTGTCCGTTTATATTTTGATAGATTTTGCAAAAATATAAGTCATTTGACAAACCTTGAGTGTCTTCTTTTGCAGATATAATTGACGTTGAATCAGCAAAATTATTTGTGTCAAAACCTTGATAACTATTGCTTTTGAGAACCGCATCAGACCCCTCAATAACATTAATACCAATATTTCCGTATTCTAGCTCTAACCCTGCTTCTTTTTGAGATATGAGAGTGTTATTTTCAAATAACGCCCCTTTACCACTACCTAATCGAATACCTTCACCATTAGACTTGATTGTATTTCTTCTTGCGGTGAGATTTAACGATGCTTGGAAAGCTTGCAAAGCTGACTTATATCCACCAGTCATTTCGATTACATTGTCCTCTAGTAAAATGTTACTAGCTTCTTCTCCGCCTGACCTACCATGTATTGTAAATGCACCATGTGGTTCTAATGATCCGGGGTTTGCTGTTTGTATAATCCTGTTTCTTAGTACTTCAATATTATCACAACTTCTATGAATCTGAGATGACGTCCTATGACCCATACCGCTGAAAGAATCTAACATCTTACTATTAGTAGTGCGGTCAAAAAAGCCAAAGTTTTGGTAGCCCGCATATTCACCTTCGCAAAATGAGTAAACGATATCATCGGCATCTATTGACGTAATTCCAAAACCATACGCATATCCAACCAAATCATCAGTGATATTTATCCATTCTGTACGAACCCTTTCAAATCTAACGTGTGCTGTGTTTTGAGCAATAATACCACCCATCCCCCAACCAGTGCGCAATAATTTTTTAGTATTTCCAGTTAATGTAAAGTCTTGAAATAATATCTCCTGAGATAATGTTTTGGTAACAATTATTGGGCTAATGTTTGTGTCTCTAAAGTAAATTTCATCAAGAGAATATCCATCACCCAATTTTAGTTTCGTTAATCCTATTCCTGCACCTTTGAATGTTGTTCCTGAATTCACGGACAGAGTTCCTTTGATTAAAAAAGTACCTGCAGGAAATTCAATTGTATTATAATTCCCTGCAGACAAAGCTCGTCTAATTGCCGTTGTATCATCAGTTATCCCATCGCCAACAGCCCCATAGTCCATTACATTGATAGTAGCCATTATTTCACTTCCTCAATTAGAAGGTTATCAAATGAATGTTCTACAGAAGTAGAATTTAAATCAAAATTAGATCCCCATAACGACAAACGGCAAGGGTTATTAGTTAGCCAACTTAAATCTTCGTTTACGTCTAAATATAAAACATTATTTATCATCAATTTAATTGAACTTGTAGATATTTCTAAAATAAACTCTCGTACTTCTCCCATTGGAATTACAAGTCGGTCAGTTGATATTGTCGTGAAACCACCATTTTTTGATATATCACTATCGTAAATTTGATTCCTTCCCGCTATCTTTCTAACTTTAGCTCTTAAATAACCACCGTCACTACTAGTAGGATTTATATAAACGCTATATGCATCACTAACTCTACCTATATCCGGATAGTAAACGGTAGCACCAACATCCGGACTTATAGTAAAACCTGTGTTACCGGTCTGTCCCAAGTTTTTATAGTCATTTCCAAGAGTTACTTTAATTCGATATTTAACTAAGTTTTTAAAATCAAGATGTTGATTCAAAATATTATCAATTACCGTTAAACCTTGATTAACTCCTTTTGCAAGCCTGATGATACCTTTGTTATTTTTGATGATTATTTTACTTTCGTTATCATTTATTAAGTCTGTGATTACTTCGTATTTTCCAGTTGAAAATTTAAAACTATTCCAACCAATACCATCTACTTCATTAAAACTTTCTGCTATCGGAAAGCGAGGAATTAGAACTAATCCTAATTCATTAATTGATAGTTCGGACGAAGAAGGTATATGACTGAATATCTTTAACTCCGTCTTTTTTTCAAGCTGAGCGGAAATTTGTGTTTCTTCTTCGGTCAATCTTTTACCTAACGTTTCATAACCTCCGCGAGCAAGTACCACCTCTGCACCAGATGGAGAAGCGGATGAAGCATCTTGCTGCACCGCTACAAAATCATCTTCTAAGGTATCTTGTCTAATTTCGATATCCGCTTGTCTGTTTCCTGTTTTACCCAGCCCTTCAGCGATATCATCACGCATTTTTCTAATTTCAGGTTCTTGTTCAACGCTTGTTTTTATTTGATTAATTCTTGCACGATATTGCTCTGTTGTTTCTGCCAAAAGCCATCAGTCCTTTCTAATTTAATGTGCAAACTGTGCGGCAACTTTTCCTTCTTTTTTAAATTGAATCAACTCAATTCACTCCTTATTCTTGTGGTTCTAATGCTATCAATCTCGTTACTATGTCGTTCAAATCAACCGGACTACTAACAGTGACCAAATCTAGTTTAGTCTTGTCAGATGCGCTAAAAAGACCACTCTTGGATTGAGTAGCCTCGGTGTATTCTTCTAAATCATCTAGTTTGATTTTATCGGCGCTAGACATTAATCCGTCGCTTGTAGATGTGGCTAAACTGAACGTTGGAATTTCTTCACCTAAATCATCTATTGCTTTTTTTAGGTTTATTAAAGCTAAACTTGTACCAGTTTGATTGTCTATTTCCAAAGTAGCACTCAAACTATCATAAGATAGTTGCATTTTGTCATACTTTTTAACAACCTCGTTATTTGCAGACGTTAGTTTAACAATTGATTTTGTTTGGCTTTCTACCGTTTTTTGTAGTTGAATAATATTTGCCACTCGCTTATTTGATTCTTTTTGATACTGAGACAATTTTGTTTGCTTTTCTCCAAGTGTTAAATCCGGATTTCTAGGATCAATGAAATCAATCCCTATTTCTGTAATCTGGATTGGCTCGTCAATCGTCAATATTGGATTTTCTAAATCGTGCCAGTTTCCAATTTTCAATTGATCATAACTACCGTCAATCAATGAGTAGTCAACGGATACAACGCTGTAGGTCATGCTGATTGTTTGGCTATTTAAGTCGGTTATACCTTTAGACATTAACGCTGCAGGTGTTGTGACATCGTCGTATTCTACCTTTCCTTGTATAACGCCAAATTCAGCTACTAAAGCATTATTTAAAAGATAATTCAAACCATTATTAACAGAAGCAATTGTCATTCTAGGTTGTGCGGAGTCTTCTGTTTCTGAACCGTTACTAGCTGAAATAACATAATTAGGTGCGGTTCCATATATTATTAAATAACTTCCGACGTCTGTCCCATTTGGCAATAAACTCACTGGTATATTTAGTAAATCGTTTTGATCTTCAATCTCAACTCTTGCTACTCTTGTTCCATCACCTAAGTTATCAAAACTATCAACAACTCCGTTTTTACCCTCTAACTCAGCTCCCAAAGGAACCAGTTTAGTAATGATATTTTGTGGCGCAATTGATTTGTCCATACTTTTAAGATTTTTTCTTAATCGAATAGCTGTTTCTGATTTCATACCAACGCTTGATAAATAATCCAGATACATACCATCTGCTTCGTAACGTACAACTAAAAAACCACCCAATGAATCGAGTAGTTTTTCTTTGATTGCGTCATATGTTTTCTCGTAACCTAAAAATCTATATAGCGAATCGTTTGGATCCGTAACTGTTACATTTCCTAACTTAAATCGTTTATGTGCTTCTACTTGCGAATTATGTTGGTCTAACATTAATTGCAAAAACGCGGATACGGAAGCGTTCTGTACTTTCATATACAACTGTATGCTATCGTATAAATAAGCTAAGACATCCTCACACTCATAAGTCTCTGAAAACATCCATCCACTTGACATGGACTGCTTTAAATTAAGCACACGGCCATTGAAAACCAATTCGTTTGTCTGACTATCCTCTACCTTAATTAGTGTGTGATAAGGCTTAATTTGCCCCCACATGGGATTCAAGTGGTTGATAGTGAATGACATATTCGCTATTCCTTTAATCGCTAATTTTCCTTTTGCTGCTGACGTTTTACTCCCTTTAGGAAAAGGATTATGAATAACCGTTCCTTCTTTGTCATTCGGTCCGTTGTACAAGGTTAACCAATACACTATTTGACCTCCTTATACCAACTAAATGAGATTGTACCGTTTCCAGTAATTGTCATTGGGTTTTCTCCAACTTCAAGCCTGAAACGATCTGAGTTAGTTGTGCCAGATGTAATTTGAAATAGTTTGTTTCCTTTTTGAATGGTCATTGCTGAGCTTGCTATAATCGTTGGTACGCTTCCGATAATTCCAACGTTAACTAGATTAATCGCCTTGCTCCCGCTTATTGTAAACGCTGTGTCTTGAACATAATCTGTAATATCTTTCGTATCCCAGTAAGGATCATCTTCTGGCGTATCTTTAATCTTATAAGGGTATGCGTCAAATGTGATGGTGTAACTCATCACGCCTTTCGCCTCATCTGCACTTGTTTCTACACTAGTAGCTTTAGCCATGTAATGATACAACGGCTCAGAATCATCCCATAATGGTTCATGAGTACCTCTTAATAGCCAGTTTTCAATTTGTCGTTTGACGAAATTACGTTTAATAGCATCTGGTTCATATAATTTATATTCATATGTTAACGGCCTGTTTTTAGCAATCCGTTCACCAAACATCATAGAAAAATCAACTGATCCATGCATGCCAGGTATATCTTCCGGTAATTCCACATCTTCCGGTGATGGTAGATAACGGTTGATTAACCGCAACCCAAACTTTTCCGGACTGTTTTGTTTTGTATTAAACCCCATTATCCTCCCCACCTTCCACTGTTTGTCGTTTCTGTTCCTAAAAATGTATCTACTTTAGGTCCAATAGTTCCTATAAAACTGTCATTAAAGTAGACATTTCCATCTTTACTAACTAATTGTTGCAATAACGTGATCATTGTTCCATAGTCATCATTACTTGTAGCCGATTTATCAGCACTACTTGTTGAACCTACAACGTATTGTGTGCTCATTTTATTATTGATCCCCATTGACATTTCTGCAGTTGGAATTGAATTAACCACTTTACTTGCGAATTCTCTTGCTGCTTGTATAGATTCAATAGCCTTATTAGCACTACTATCACTAAAATCAACGTCTCCTACAGCGATTCCACTATACTCTAAAGGATTTGTGCTGATTCCTTTTTCGAACGTCTTACTAATCATGCCAGTTAGGCTCATGACTGTTTGTTTAACATCTGAAAAGTTATCTTCTAGCCCTCTGTTTAAACCAAACATGATAGCTTCACCGGCTCCGACTAATAGTTTTTTATCATAAGAGATAGGCCCCTTATTTTCTGCTATCCAGTCTGCAATACCGCCTACAAAATTCTTCACGTTCTCGTAAGCTGATTTCAAACCACTTAAAAATCCATCTATGATTGCTTTACCGGCAGCTGTAAGGTCTATGTTTTTAAGGCCATCAAAATAACCCTTAACACCATCTATTCCATTACTAACAAGTTCTTTAGCAGTATTCATAAAATTACTAAATGTATCTCTGATAAAAGACCCAAATGCAGAAACTATATTTCTAATGCCATCTAAAGCGCCGCCCCAATCTCCTTTAATTACAGAGAGAACGACTTGTACAATTCCTTTAATTACATTCATAGCAAGTACAAACACATTTTTTATTTGTGTGATAACTGACTTAACAACAGTTAAAATATTTCTAAGTGTAGTACCAAAAACATTGGATATAAATACCCAATTTGCTTGAACGACTGCAGTAATAGCAGCACCCCAAGTATTCCAGAAAGTTTTAATCTGGTTAAGCCCTACACTTACTACAGCAACAATAAGAGTGATAACACTGCTAAATATTGTTTGTATAGCTGTCCATATCACTGATACGGTATTCAAAATACCTTGTTGATTTGCATTCCACCATGTAGATAAAATACCGAAAGTTGTCATTATAAATGTAACCAAAACTTGAATAATTGGGGCAAGGAAAGCAGATATCGCGTTCCAAACATTTATAAGAGTATTCTTTATCGAATCTTGGTTAGTAGTCCACCAAACTAATACTGTATTCCACGTGTTGTACAAGAAAGCAACAATCGTTTGAATAATAGGCATTAAAAACGCTGATATAGCAGTCCAAATTTCGATAACTTTAGTTCTAAATGTTTCGTTAGTTTGCCATAAATAAACGAACGCTGTAACTAATGCTCCGATTGCTAAAACCACTAAAAAGACTGGGTTCGTTAACAAAGCAAAACCAGACTGTATTGAAGCAAGTATTTTCATTTTGTTGGCTACTAAATAGACAGTTCCAAAAGCAGCTGCTAATGTTAGCAACGCTCCTGAAATCGCGTAAACTAATGCAGGATTGTCTGTTAAAGCTTTTGCAAACCCACTTAAAACACCTACTGCACCTTTAGCCGCTGAAATGAATCCAGCTAGTATAGGAGCGCCAAAAGCAGCAGTAACGTCAACAACACCTTGTCTCAAGTTACCCATAACGTTTTCTAATCCATCTGTTTCACGAGCTGCTTGTCCGAATGCTCCGGCTAGTTTGTTTCCATCTTCAACCATTTTTAAAAGTGTTAATTGTTTTTGATCCTCAGATAGATCAATGAATGACTTACCATAAAGATCGTTAGCGGCTGCATTTCTAGTTGTCTCAGTTGATGAAATACCTAGTGCGGCATCATTTTCATAATTTCCTTTTAAGTAAGATTGCAACGTTTCCGTTGTTTCTTCAATCGATTTATCATAGAAAGCTGAACTATCTGCAGCGGCCATTGTAGCTCTTTCAGTCAATTTAAGCGCGTCTGCTGTTTCTAAACCAGTCGTCTTAGCAAAGGCCGCCATTTGTGTGAACGTTCCCTTTAATCGACTAGGTAACATTCCAGTTTCTTTTGCTATATTATTAACGCTTTTTGTTGCATCGGATTCCATTCCACTAAATACTTCTGCAAATTGTGCATTAGTTGCTTGCATATCACCGGCTGACTTGATACTGAAACCCGCAAACGCTCCGGCAATCGCTAAAATACCAATAGCGGCGCTTTTAGCCATGTTTAGAGATTCATCTGAAAGCTTAGATACTGAATTACCTATCTTCTTGCTACTATCTATAGCTTTGTTCTCAACTCTGCCTAACGCTTTATTAACGCCATCATCGTTTAAATCTACCTCTATTAGAACTTTACCATCTTCCATATTTATTCACCTTCTTCCACGTTGTGGCCAGGCAATGCATATATATTCTTTAACTCTCGCAAATTTTTATTTTCTTTTTGGCTACCTTTACCAGTTGCAAAAGGCCGTTGTCTAATGTCGATAACTTCTTTGAATTTCGTATCTGTAGGCAATCCTTGAAGCAAGGCATTGAATTTACGCCAATCTAGCTCGCCTTGTACTTCAATCAAATCAATCCCATAAGCTTGGATAAACGACGCATATATGTAATCTGCATCGTGTTTCAATGAATACAGCTCTTTGCTTTTTGGTTGTGGCATTGGATTCCCTTGCAAATCCACGAGAGGCTCTCCATTACCTTTATCAATAATGAATTCTGTTTCTATTGCTAATAAAGCTGCCGCGAGCATTTCTCCGTCGCATGTTTCATCTTCTTTCAGTACATTGCAATCCAACAACATCTTCATGCCAATAAAAATTTTATCCAAATCGCTAATCGTAGGATCTTCTAATAAGTCAAATAGTCGGATAATGTTGTCATACGACATATCTACCAAATAAGTTTTTCCGTTTATGTCAATTTCATTTTCTGTTTGATAGCCAAGTGACAGCATTTAGCCACCTACTATCTTTTTTTCTTTTTAGGTTTAGCAGTATATTTAGCGATTTTTTGTTGAGTGGATCTCCCTAATTCGTTTGTAATACCTTCTCTGATATCAATAACAACGTCCATTAAAGCAGCAGCACGTCCAACTTTTTCTAAGATATAATCACAAGGGTTTTCTGCGAATACAACACCTAAAACTGTTCTAAATTCTTCTGTTAAAATGTCAAAAACTTCTTGTTCTGTTTTTGCATTTTCAAATTTATCTAAAGATCCTTCCATTGAAGCTACTGCGTTTGTAAATTTTTCAACATTTCTATCTGAAATATCCGCTTCAAAGATTCTTCCACCTAAATCAACGTCTACTAATGAACTACCTAATTGAATTTTGATTGCCATGATTAAATTCCTCCTAATTTTTCAAATAAAAAAAGGCTACCCTCTTCGGATAACCTTGCGTTTATCAAGTTGTAGTAGCTGGTGTAACGGTTGGAATACGAGAATAATTTAAAACGCAACTAAACGCATCGTAGTCTGCAGCGTCTCCACCACCTGCAATAATGTCATTCACTGTAGCAGGTCCTTCAACAATTATCCCACTAGGATAAGTGATTCTGTGCCAGACATTACGGTTCGTTCCTAGTTTTCGTTTCATATCTGCAACTAGCTTTTGTCCTGCATCTTCTGGATCGTATGTTCCTTCGACTGTCCAAGCTTCCGCTAATGAAATAACCTCATTACTTGGTGTGCCGTCACCATCGTAGTAGACTTCCTCGTCTTTTTCTTCTTCAGTATCATCTGTAATTGAACTGATATACTTGCCTAATTCTAAATAGCCATCAGTTGGAATAGTTTCATCTGTTCTTGGTGCAATTTCATGTTTTCGTAACGCATTTTTTGTTCTTGCCATCCTATTCACTCTCCTTCATAATTTCTGCTTTATAAGCAGCGTTGTATATCCATTCGCTTGTAGCTGTCTTTTCTAAATAAGCGGGTGGAACGTAGCTTTCGCAACTTTCAACTTCATATCCAGTAACATTGAATGTACTACCATCTAAAAAACTATCTATTGCTTCTGCTGTGTCCATTGCTTCTTGAGAATCCGGTGACTTTACTAATACTTGTATCTGAATCAATCGTTGTCTTTCATCGTCATAGTATTTAGTTCCCAAACCAGACGGCATAGAACCAATCGATATGCTTCTTGTATTAGTTGTTAGCCCATTTAACGCAATCGTTGTGAACAAGCTCATATTCGATTCTAAATGAGTTTTTAACGCTAGATAAAATTCAAACACTACTTGCTCACCTCCGATTGTGCTATCTGTAACCATTCACTCAAATGCTCTGCTTTAGCTCTCTCAAACCACTTACCACCTGCATTTGGGTTTTTATCCGTGCTAAAATTATACTGAGGGTTCCAATACATTCTGCGACTATAAGGTGTGTCCCAAACTAATTTACCTTTACCAAAATCAGATGCAATTAATGCACTTCCAATTAATAAACCGTCAGCAAAAGGCGCATAATAGTTTGAATCTTTCACTATTTGCTGATCTAATATAAATTGAGTTCGTTTTGTCTTACGTTCAATCTTCTTAAAAGCACCTGTAAAGTTTGACTTAACACTCACACCCATTAAATCAGCCTCAATTCCAAATGATGAAGTTTCTCGCCATCGTAAAACTCATCAACCTGCCTTAATTCCATCTCGTTAGTGTTAAACGTTATTTTAGAACCTTTAACGAACGTTACTGGTGTGCTAAATACAACGTCCCAAAAAATCGTTGTCGTGCTCTCTACGCTTTCACCTGTACCAGAACGAACGAGTTTTGTTTTTGGTTCAACTCTAACTTGGTTGATAGTCTGCGGCGTTTTAAATAAATTGCCCCATCCATCATCTTCTTGAGTTTCTTGATAGACAATTGAATGAATCAATAATCTTCGCTTAATTGGATTAGCCAACGACACCAATCCCTCCATACAATAAGCCTGTAGGCCAGAGAAAACCATCTACGTTATCAGCAAACAAAACCTTTTTACTATCTGCGGATCCACCACTTTCTGAATACGATCCAATGCTGACAGAACCACCACCATTTGAAACGGTAGATGACAACTCACCATTCTCAGCTAAGAACTCTATTTGAGCACATACAGCCTCTTTAACGCGTTCTTGTTGAAACGTGGTTAACTTACTGAAATCAGTTATGCGATAGTTCGTACGGACATTAATATCGCGTTCAGCACGTTTGATTAGTTGAAACAAAAAAGCGGTACCGCTAATTGCGATACCACCATATTCTTCTTCATAATAATTTGCGTCTACGTACATAAGACACCTCTATTCTTTTGGTTGTTCCACTTCTTCTGCAATTTCAATTTTAGATTCTTCTTCAACTTCTACGATAAATTCTTTTTGTTTAAGAACTTCGATGCGTTCATCAGATACTTTGCGCTTAGTTGCTGGGAACTCGTCACCTGCTTCATAAATACGCCCCAAAGGAAAAGCTTTTGTTTTATCTAACAAGTCGCGCCATTTGATTTTAGTTTCATGTTTAGCCATTATTTATCCTCCTATGTTGCTGGAATTTCTGTAACAACTACTTTCAATACTTTGCTGTCATTTACAAGAGCGACAACGTAATGTTGGTCAGCGTTGAATTTAGTCAATTTATGGTCCATGTCACGTCCAGTTTCTGGATTAACCCCACGTTTCAAGTAAGTTTTCAAAGCACCGACTTTAACCGCATAAACTTCTCCTTGAGTGACTTTACGAGTACGAACAACTTGCCATCCTAATGCATCACCGAAAACACCAGTTACTAATAATTGGTCTCCTAAGTCAGTAGCACGAGTCCAACCCTCAGCAATCCCTTTACGCAATTTAGTAACGTCCTTAGGATTCATGAACAATACACCAGTTTCTTGGTCTTCCGTATTGAATACATCTTCAATTGAATCAATCAAAGTAGCGTCAAAAGCATCATTAGTTGTTGCTAATGTAGCTTTTTTAACTTGCACCAAAGTATCGTTATCAATCCCACTAGCAATAGCAGTAGTCACTTGGCTCTTAGCTTCACCAATCGGATCGCCATATCCACTTAAAACAGCTTCATCGGTAATTTCTACCCCTTTACCAACCTTTTTAATCTTATAGCTAGAATTAGAAGTTGTTAATTTTGTGTAATCAATTGCTGCTCCTTCTGCTACTTCTACTGCGTCACCAATATAAGCATATTTAGGTATTGTAATCGTGCTACCAGGTTGTCCTTGCAAAGTTGTATCAATTGGAGCGATACCACTAAATTTAATTGCATTAGGCAGTTCAGCAGCAATCATGTCGCCTAAAACTTCTGGGTCTACCATGTCAGACAATACAGTTGTTGCAAACATTTGAATATTCATTTTCATTGGCGCTAATAATTGTTTTGCGTTCTTTTCCATTTATAATTCATCTCCTGTTATTTTAGTTGGTCGTATAATTTCGGATTGGCTTTTCGTAATTCCAATCGTTCTTTATACCCCATTTTGACAAAACTTTCTTTCGTGATTTCTCCACTATTTTTAGAAGGATTTCCATTTTTAGAAAAATTAGGATTGTTATCCTTTTCTTTCCCTTTTTTAAACATTGGATATTCTTCTAATACTGATTTAATTGCATCTTCTATGTCGTCTTCATCAGAAAGTTTAGCTAATTTGATAACTTTATTGATTTGTTCAACATCTGCACCTTGTTTTAGAGCTTCAAGTTCAGCTTTTGTGTTCGCTAGTTCTCCTTGTGCGGTAGATAGGTTACCTTTTAGAGCTTCTAATTCAACGTTGCCTTGCTCTTCATCTGTTTTACCAGCACTGTTCAACTTAGCTGTCGCTTCGTCTAGTTGTGTTTGCAAAGCGCTTTGAGCCTTCGTCGCTTTCTTAGCTTCTCTTCCAACTCTATCTGCAACTACTTGATCCATTTCTTCTTGTGTGAATGTTTTTGGGTCAGCTGGTGTTTCTGGATTATCCGTACCAGCACCGCCTCCACCTAAGTCCTCAGCAAAGAATTGTAATCTCATAGGCATTTTAAATAGTTTAATCATTTTTATAATCTCCTTTTTATCGTCTTGTTTGACGTTCTCTTGCCAGTTTAGAGCCTTGAGCACGGTTGGGCTTGGTAATTATTAAGGTTAGACAGTTTCTCCATAGGAAGTTGCGTCATCTGATCCTTTAGCTGGAAAAGTTAAATTAACTGACCAACCAACAGAACCATCATCATATTTTGTTTGATTAAGTTCTACGGTTTCAATGCTTTCGATTGGCACTGCCATTAATTTATTGACCGCTAAGTCTATTAGATCTTGCATATCTTTTTTATCCATCGTTTCACCCTCTCATAATTTACAATAGCTAGTCACTAACTAGCTTAGAGAAATGGATCACTTCCTTTCTTACAACTTGGATAACTCGCTTGGTGTAAATGAAGCATACGCATTTCTCCTTTCACCTATTAGTCGCTTGTTAGGGTCAAAGATTAAGAAACGATATTCTCTCTTTGTTTACGTCTTGTCCGACCAGATTCTTTGATAAACTTAGCCATTTCACGTTTTCTCTTCTCAATCTTTTCATCTGCTATGAGTAACTCTTCTTTTTTGACTTCCATCGAGTCCAACATAGCTCTTTCTTTCTTTGCTTTACGGATATTTCTCTCAAGATGTCTTTGTCGCTGAGATTGGATGTATTTCTCTTCTGATTCTTTTTTATCGAATGGCTCGTTACGCTTAGTCGATACTCCTTCAACATAGGCATATTCTTGGTGTGAACAATTTATTCCTGTAACGATTCCGTCAATCTCACCATAACTTGTAGATGAAAGGGCCGGATATTTCTTTGATTTGCCACTTCTTGAGTAGATATTCCCTTGATAACCAACATGACTCGGTCTACTACCTGCATGGCTTGATATTTCAATCAAATCAATGTCGTAATCATCCATGCGGCCTTCTTGCATAGATACAGCTACATTCTTTTGAGTTGATCGCAATACCATACTAATATAAGCCTCACTACTCCACTTTTTACCTGCTTTATCAATGATTGCCGGAATGCCACTTTCTGCCCATTCTCCCGCAACTTTAATCAGTGATTGGTTAAGTGTTGAGTTACCGGTTAAAACATCTGTACTAGCCTTTGTTAGGATGTCAATGCATGCTTGGTTGCTAAACGTCAGCATGTTTGTATTAACCATGTTCATAACGTCTTTAGATTGCTTTTCTAATGCTAACAAACGATCATAGACATTATTGCTAGGTGGTACATAACCAACACCTGCTTTAACCAATGCTTCATTGCGTCCCTCAAATGCCTCAATTTCTGCAGCACCTAACTCATTAATGTATTTTGTTATCTCCGATACGCTCATGCCACTATACTTAGCTAACACCTTTATTTGGTCGTTTCTCAATACACCTAACTGTGAGAGTTTGGCCACTCGCCATTGAGTGACACCGTCTTTGTTTACGCCTTCGCCATTTCCAATTACTTTACCGATGTTTTGAAGCATTTCTAATTCGACTTGCTGATAAAGTTGTTCAATAAAAATATTGCTTTGAACGGCCATTCAATCACTCTCCTACGTTAGTTGCACCAGTTCCAAACAAGTCTGCCGATTCTGGTGTAACAGTTCCAGGTTGCTCAGCTGCTATCATATCTAGCCATTCTTGAGCTGTTTTTTCTGGCACATCATAAGTCTTCTGAATAGCAATAAGTTTAGGAATCATTCCGGCTCCTACGCCTGCTGAATAATAGTTAAAGTTCTCTTGACGGTCTTGAGCAATCGAATCATCGAAATCAATGCCTATCTCAAATTCTTTTTCGCCACTGTATAAATCGTAAAGAATTGCAACGTCGATAATGGATGTGATTAATTCTTTGATACCTTCTTCAATCAATACCTCATGTTTATTCTTAGTCTGATAAGTCTTTGAGTTTTGAGACACTACTTCTGTTGCTGTTTTTATCCCTGTACCGTCAAATCTGAATGAGCCTGGGTTAAATCCTACTTTCATGCTTAGAACGTCTAGGATTGAGTTAATCGAGTTGATAATGTCAGTTGAACGGATATCTACCGACATATCTGTTACGCCTTTGCCATCTTCCAGTGTGAATGCATCATAAACTGTTTCTTCTGGATCTAACACTTGCACCATGTTTCCGTTAGCATCTGGATAAGCTTTAATCATGCTTCTATCTACAGCAATCCGTCTTTTGCCTAATTTAAATTCATTGAAAAAGAAATCATACATATAGTCGAGCAAGTACAAGTCATCGTAGCAATTCTCGAATAAGCTAATCCCTAACGGACTGGTCATGTCTTTATTATTAGCAATGTTAGGCTTGAAATAAACGAATAATGAACGTCTTAACTCATTGATATAAACCTTTTCTTCTAAATCTGGATAAAGAGCTGCTAATCCTACTTTAATGCCTAACTCACCTTCAACTGTTGATTGATACAATTCATTCGTGACAACATATTGGTTGCCTTCCCACTCGTTCCACTCAAGCAACGTATAGTACTTATCACCTTTCGTTTCTTCGCTGATGAATAGAGCTTCGTCAATGTTCTCTGAATCGCTAGACAGCGGATAAAAGGCATCTGCTACTGCATAGGCTAGTTTGACTTGTCCATCATAAGCAAACACCTTAACGGCCATTCCGCCAGTTGCATAAGCGTACTCAAGATAACGAGAGAAATTCTTATGGAATCCATTACTCTTTAACGTATCGTCAATAAACTCTTGAGCAATAGCATCGTCAATCGTGATCGTTGCTTTTTCATTAAAGATCAACGTGGCCATTTCTTCAGCAATCTTTTTACCCATTCCCATCGAGAACATCTTACGTTTCTTATTAACGCCTGCAGATGTCCTGAATTCAATATCGTGCCACTCTGACAAATGACCGGAATAAATAGCTTTATTCTTCGCTATTCGCTTATAGGCATCATCATCTACATTTACATCTTTATGCTCTTTAATCGTCTTTAGCTGCGTTAATATCCCCATTTTAGTTAACCACCCCTTTACGGTTGCTATAGTTTTGTCAAACATTCAATCACCGCCTTAATATTTAAGTCCTAAGTCCCTCAAGTTATCCTTCACAAAGTATTGAAATCCATCGCAAGTATGATCATCTTCCTTGACTACTTCTGGTTCTTTTCCAGGAGCTAATGACTTCTGGTCCCATTGGTACTTACGATGCTCTTCGATAAAGATTTCGTTAGCTGGTATATCAAAATAAAAGAATCTGCCTTGTGCCAATAAGTCATGTACATAATCAATCATGTCTACTTTTTTGCCTTTTGCTACCGCATGTAAATGCTCACTATAATCTTTAAAGTATTGATTCCTTATGCCACCTTCTGCAGAGTCAATCGTCTTTTGATAAACCGGAATGTTGTATTGATTGCGAACTTTCTCGTAAAACTGATTAAGTTCTTCCGTCAATTCACTAGGAGCCTTCTTCACTAATTTGCCTGCTGGTGAATAATAGTAAGTATCGAGCAATACAACGTTTCTTTTTCTGGTCAATCCAAACGCTAGCGTTGTAGTAGCTGATACTTGGTGACCTGTATCGGTTGCAAAATACAATCCGATTAAATGGTCATCATCTGGTATCTCGTCAATAGAATGGAAGTTTTCCATGTTATAGACGTTATCACCCATTCCAATAACTTCTCCTTTGTACATCCAATTCCAGTAATCAATATCGTTTAGTTTGTAATTCTCAATCTTCTTCAAAATTTGTTTTGAATTATAACCTCGTATATCATCTAAATAAGTTGAATGATGGACCATGAAGCTATCATCATTTTTATGCTTCTCAGCAAATTCATTGCTCCAATGATACGGATTGCGTTCTGGGTTCCAGGAATACCATGTCTGCATTTCTCGATTGTCCGGCAACGTTTCACGAATGAACGTATCTTGAATCGTGTCTAACGCTTTCTCTCCGTCAAATGCGTTCATTTCCTCAAACCATAAGTCTTGCACGTAACCAACTGGAATCTTTAATGATTTCAGTTTCTCAGGATCATCAGCTCCACTAAAATGGAATCCCGTTCCCCATTTCTTATGGATAATCTGCATAGGGTTAGATTGAAATACAAATTGATTTGCAACACCTGCATCATGTAACGCCCATGAAATCTGCGAATAAACCGACTTACGCAACGTATTTGCAACTTGACGCAAGATAACTGCATTACCCATTGAATAACGCATTTTCTTCTCAACAAGCTTTTGGCTGATAACCGATGATTTCGTACTCGACCGGCCACCTTTTAGAATGATGTCCGTTTTAAATGATATCCATACCGGATAGAATTTAGGGTTTAGCTTTTTAAACGGATCATTTACTTTAATCGGCATAAGCTTCACCGTGTTCTTTCATGTACTGCTCCATTGCTTCATTATTGTCAACAAACACCACTCCACCGTTGCCCTCGTCTTTATCAGACATAAGTTTAAGCAACTCTTGCATAGCCTTCTGCTTATCGTATAATTGAACAACTGGACCATCTTTACCCATTCGGACTTCTTTAATCAATGAGCCATCTATTTCACTCATACTTTTAAAGTTAATGTATGAATCCATGTACGTGACCAGCTCGCCTTTAGTGTTCATTAACGGATTGCCGTGCTTATCTTGAACCTGTATTTCATTTGCTCCGTACTCTACGAAATCTGTTACATCAGCAAATGACTGTTTAAAGTATTCTCTTTTGATATCTTCAACACTAATCAACAGTTCTGTATCTGTTTCTTTCTTAATGTCTTTAATAGCCTTTATAATGCTAGGTTTTGCTAACAGCCTTGAGCTTTCAACTCTAGCCGTTCCGTAAGTTACATCTCTTACTTTCATATATGATTTAGTGGCATTCCATGTCATTAGATACTCATAACAAAATTCAATTTCCCATCCTTTTAATTCATTGTTACTTTCGATAATCTTTTCAGCTTTTTGTGTTGCAACTTTTTTGCGTTTTGTTGCACGTTTTGTTGCAACTTTATTTGCAGTGTTGCGTTGCCATTCTTCTCTAGTCTTTCTGCTTCTTAGAGTAGCTGGTTTAACATCATGCTTCTCTGCTAATTCTTTCATCGTTATAGAGCTTGTTTCATATTCCTTTCGTATCTCTTCCCAATTCACATTGAATCACCACCTACCTTATTAAAGTTTCCTTCACTAGTTAGTTGTTTATACGGGTCTATATGATTAATGAAGCTTGACTACCGTATTTCAACTCTCTATCGATCTTTGCTCTTGCTCTATCTAAGTATTTCTTCACCGTTCCTGTTTGTATGCCTAAATACTCTGCTGTCTGCTCTTGCGTATTGCTTTTACCATATACAGATAAATAGACTTCTCGCTCTCTTTCAGACAAAGCCCTCATTATGTCATCTAGCAGCTCTAACTCTTCTCTGGATAGCTCTCTAGGTGCTTCATAGGATAAGTAATGGCTATGTTCTATATTCCCCCACAATTGCGTTCGCTTCTTCTTGCTCTGGTTTGATATAGGACGCTTTTCTCCTAACCTTCGCTCGTGTCCACTCTCAATCCAAAATAAGGCATACTCTGTACTTGATATCATTCCACTAACTAAGCTAATCTCTGCTTCAACTTCACTCAATCGCTCAATTTGCTCAATACTCAAGTCTTCTATCTCTTTTAAGAATGCTCGCTCACGATCCCTTGCAAACTTATCACTGTTTAACCTCTTCAAATCTTCACGGTACTCACTAGCTATGTCATAGGTGTACTTCACGTCCTGTCCTCCTTTTAGGTACAAAAAAAGAGGTGACAACTAACCCTATTTCTAGGAATTAATCGTCACCTCCAGTATTTCTGGTCAGTGCCTTTTATTTAATTATAATTTAGTCTTTACCTTCGTCTCTTCTTCGATGTACATAACTTTTCCATCAGCGTTCGTTAGTGTTATGTTCGTCTTGCCGAAATTAGGTAATTCTTTGTAATGAATAGTGCCGTTCGTTACTACCATTATAACATTTTTACCTATAATTGTCGCTATATCCTCTGGTTTTATTTGCTTAAATTCCAATTGCACACCGCCTAAAATATCGCTTGCATTAAGTCTATAACATACATCCATATTCTAAGTATTCCAATACCGATTAACCCAAGTATTGCTATAGATAACATAGCCGCAAAAACTGTTGCAAAAATTGTTCCAATTGCATACCCTATTTTATTATTTGCCTTCTTCATTTTGTCAGCTCCTTATAATGGTAAATCATCATCTTGAATATCAATCGGTTGACCATTGCTTTTGTCGAACGGATCTCTATGCTCGTTACTTGATTGGTTATGAGATGAACCGTTAGATTGTACGTTATCTGCTTTCTTTTCTAAGAAGGTGAAGCTTTCAGCAACTACTTCGGTTACATATACTCGTTGGCCGTCCTTATTATCATACGAACGTGTTTGCAAACGTCCGGTAATGCCTATCAATGTTCCTTTTCTTGTAAAGTTAGCTAATGTTTCTGCTGATTTACCCCATATAACCACACTAGGGAAATCTGCTTCATGTTCGCCTTTAGCATTGGTAAACTGTCTATTAACCGCTAAATTGAATGTTGCTACCGCTTTGCCTGCTGCTGTATATCTTAAATCAGCATCTTTTGTTAATCTTCCAGTAAGTACAATATTGTTTATCATTACTTCACTCCTATTTCCTTTGTTAGTTTGTTTATCAATTCTTTAGCTTCCTCTTCGTCAATAGTAAACCACCTTGATTGCTTGCCTTGCTTAATAGATACCTCAAACTTGTCACCGTTTTTAGTTATGATAATACTATCAATCATGGTTATCAGCTCCTCAGTCTAATGGATTAGTACCTGCATAATGCGTTGCTATTTTATTGTTTACCTCCGATTCTTTACGACCGATTTCAGATAGACTTCTCATGAACGATCCAAACGTATCGTTTTGTTGCTTGCATTCTTCTTCTGTTTCATTGATTATGCTAATTAAATTAACTTTAGGTACAAAATTTATTTTATCTTCTAAGCCACGCCTAACCGCTTCTTCCTCTTTGCTTTCATTGTGATAAATTCTAGTAGCGTAAACTCCATCTAATCTGTTCTTTGTTTCATCTCGTGCATAGTGTTCCATATCGCGAGATACAGCCATCAAAACTTTTAATTGTTTATCGTTCAATTTACGTATTGATAATTCGCCAAACGCTGATATTACATTTTCTACCGTCATTTTCATTCTGGTGCCTCCACAACTTCTCCACCAATACAATCTCTGGTGATTTCAGCTAGTTCCTTGTCCAAATAAGTGACCATTTCGTCCAGTGATCCTGGTACATCATTCATTACATAAGTTGCTTTCATCTCTTCAAATCCTGAAAAGTATCCGTTGCCAACATTGATTGCCCATTTACTCATTCTGATACCTCCTTATCATATGAACATAGTGATAATGCAAAACACCACAGGAACCATTCAAACATTTCTAAATCTATATTTAATTTATCTCTGACTATGACTGACAATATCACCAATCCAACTGCTCTCATTATGTTATATCTCATTCATTTACCTCCTTGATAACTACCCCTGTCTCTAATTCAATCGTTTCGTGCATATCAACCAAACTCAATCGTTCATCTTCATATGCTTCGTAAATGTCGAATACTTTATCTGTAAAGAGACTTAACCGTTTCTTTCCAAATCCGAATTGATCTCTCAATACCATCATTGGCATAGCTAACATGATTGCAAATGCTCGCTTAGTCGCTGCCATCGTTGCGTCTTCTTTTATTTTGTCTATCTGTGCTTGCGTGAAAGTGTACGTTTTAGTTTGTTTGACTATTAGACGGTCTTGCCTGCGCTTCTCTGCACGATTCATTGTTAGTCCTCCAATTCATCTCTGACTGCAATTACCAACCATTCCATAGGATATTCATCTTCATCGCCGTTCCCGTCAACATATGCTATCGCGCTTTCGTAACTACCTTGTCGATCCAATGAAGCGATATCCATTTCTTCAGGTAATTTTTCAATTATTTTTTTTAGGTCCTTTACTTTCATCTTCCATTCCTCCTAAAGTCTCTTAGCTGCCTTAACTGGTCGTCTCCCAACTTTCGGACGGTTCATAACCTCTTTCTCTGTCATATATCCTAAATAGTAGGCACCTGCGTAATTTGCCACTTGCTGTGCTAGTCTGCTTGGATAGCTAACTAAACCATTAGCGTAATCGTAAAATTCATATGGCGGAGCATTTTTCGGGTCTGTGCACCGGTAGTAATGCATTTTTTCGTTATACATTAGGCACCTCTTCAGCAAACGCCCAATAACGTTCGTCAATTGCTTTGATTTCTTGTTCAGTAAACTTTTTTTTGCTATGTTTGTTTCCATCATCCATAACATGAGAAATAAACACAATATTATCTGGTATTGTTTTAGCTAAGACTCTACCTTCACTAGTTGTAAGGACAACTTTGTATAACTTCTCTTTCTCAATCGTGTAATCATCAAGCCAGGCTCTAGCGAATGCTTCATCATTCCTAACCTCTCCATCTTCATATAGCCATGCGTGTATCTGTTTGTCGTCCTCGAAATGAGTATCTAAAGCATCCCCTAATGTAAGATTTTGCTTTTTGAAATCATCTAAATAATCAGCAATAAATTGAGGGATTACTGGTAGTTCTGGTTCTCTTAATTTTCTAACTAAATCTTTGTAGTCGTATAATGCCATCACATAACCTTTGTTCCAATCGTCTTGTTGTTTTTCTCCAATGTCTATTGCACTATCTAAACATTTAATCAATTCTTGTTTATTCATTCCGCTTCCTCCAATTCAATAGCAATCCGTCTATTCTTACCGCTAACTTTCTTCTGATAAGTAGCACTCTTGTAATGCCAAATCGTCTCTACTTTCACGTTTAACTCCCCAGCACATTCTTTAGCTGTGCCGGAAGTTAGGAGTTCTTCATCTTTGTATATTGCGAATGTTTTAGCCATCTATTTGACCTCTGCTTTTTCGACAGTTACCGTTTCATCAAACAACCAATCAAACATTACTTTTAACGTATCTTTTGATATTGAATTTAACGTTACAAACCCTCTAATCGTATTTAAACATTGCAACTTATCCTCTTGATTCATTTCTAAAAAAGTTTTAGCTTGTTCACTTGCTGACATTTTTTTAGCCATCTCATTTACCCTCCGATTCTATAAATTTATCTATCTGTATATTCAACATAATTTTTTCTTGAACGTCTAAAGTCTTATAAACTAAGTTGTATGAAACAGTTAACCCACCAGCGTTCTTAATCCAAAACGTTGCAAACGATTGATAGTTTTGCATGATTACGAATTTACCTTTTTCTATTGTTGCTATCTGATACGTTGGTTGTTCCATATTTCTCCCCCTTATCCATTACCGTTATCCCTAAATGTTCTAACTCCTCAATGACTTCTTTTTTCTGTTCTGGACCTACTACGTCAGCAAGTCTTAATTGCGTCATGATAAGCTTAACGATCGTTGTTTCGTAATCCTCAGTTAGTTTTACTTTTACTGTCGTCATACTTACCTCCTATCAATCCAGTAGGTCTTGGATGAATCAATTTGCGTTCCGCCTGGTCCAATACCAGCATTGCAATATCAATATTTTTACAGTGGAATCGTCTAGCCATATTGTTCACGCTATCGCCTTGCTTCCACATTTTTCTAAACTCTTTCATTTCATCGTTTTCCCAGATGAATTTACGATCCTCAAGAATAATTGTCATGCTTTACCCTCCAATATCCATTCATACCCAAGCGCTTCAAATTTAGCTTTCATCATCGCTTTTGACTTTTCCCAGCTATCTTCTTTACTGACACAATACTCACATTTCGTAATGTTCATTAGGCCGAAACTTGTTGTTTCGTATCTAACTCCGTCGACACAATCTGGATGGTTGCATTTACTCATGTTTTTTCGCCTCCAATAGTTCTGGATTTTCGTAGATGTTGCCGACGACTTCAATTTCATCATCGGTATCGGATATGTCTGCTAAAAGTAATCCATCTAAACAAAAGGAACTATTTCTGTAGTTAACGTATTCAATATAATTACGTTCAACGTAGACACCATCTATATAAATTTCTGTTGTGAAACAAACAATATCTCCCTCGTAAATTTCAACATCATTTGCATCTTTTAATCCTGTATATTGCAGCAACTCTAAATCTTCCAATTCGAACCAAACTTCTTCACTCATAGGTTGGTCATATATTTTAAAAATCCTTTCGCCTTCAAAAAAACTAATGTGTCTTATCTCAGCAAATTGTTTTATATCCTTTAACCACGCTCTAAATTTAATCTCTCTACTCATTTAAACAGCCTCCAATTCGTTTATCTGTTGTATTCGTAAACTTGATTAACTCAATTTTGCTTCTTAATCTGGATATGATTTTCTTGTCGTACAAACCCTCTAATTCTTCCCAAGAAGCGTTGGTAGTGATGATAGTTGATTTACCTTGTCTCATATCTCCAATTTCATAAAGTACCCGATGAACAAAGTCTGTTGCTTTTTTATCCGTACCAATACTGCCCGATTCACTTCCGATATCATCTAACACTAGAAAATCAACTTCGCCCATCAGTTCTATGAAGTAGTCCTCTGTGTAAATAGATTCTTTGTTGCCATAACTAGATTTTATTTTGCGCAACATTGCTGCGACACTGATATACAAACATTTTTTATCCTTAGCTCCGTACTCATTGATATTTTTGATTGTTGCCATTGATAAATGACTTTTACCGACTCCGGGATCACCCATTAACCATGTGTTAAATACTTCGCCAGATAGATATCGTTTGACTAAAATATTGATATACCGTTTATTTTTAACTACTTCTTCTTCTTCAGCGACGTAATTTTTAAATCCTGCATCCCATAATGGTTTATCAGATACTAGGCTTTTATCTTTCAAATATGCGTGTCTAAGCCTATTTTCTAATCGTTCGAATAAATCCTCGTTCTTCTTCTCAATAGCCTCATTTTTGCGTTCCGTTTCACAACGAGGACACAATACTGTTCCATTACTTAATTTCATAAGCTGATATTTCTCATGGCCCTCAACTTCGCAATGTTCAGAAAGGAAAGTCGTCTTCGTTCGCTGCATCATCTGTTCCAAAATCGGTTGCATGTCTTTCAATCGGATCAATCCTTTCACTTAGTTGCTTCAAGTCATAACGATCGGCTGCAGGTTCTTTTTTGGCTTTAGATTCTTGGTTTAAGTACCCCTCAAATTTATCTGCTCCAAATAATGTTTGAGGTCGTAGATATTCACTCATTTTTTTATCGTTCAACCAATCGGCTGTTTTGTTATCGATAACCTTTTTGAAGTCTTCAATCGTGAATCCTTCTTTAAATCTAGCTTTAATTACTTTTTGAGTAGATGAAGTATTTTTTCGAAATTGCTTGTCGGCTTTTTGATTCAAATAATCAATGACATCTTTATAAGGAGCGCGGTCGGGTTGCCCGAAAATATCTTTTTCTATCTCTTTCTCTAACTCTTTCTCTAGTTCTAACTCTATCTCTAACTCTGGTGTACTAACGTCCGACATTTGTCCGGACATTTGTCCGTTTATCTTTAAAGATTCCGTTTTAATTCTTTCTCTATACTCTTTCTTTCGTTCGGCTTCTGTACTCGATTTTCCAATAAACTGTTGAATGTCAGAAATGAAGATTGTTCCGTTATCAAAGGTTTCTATTAACCCTAATTCCCTAAAAATCTTAATAGATTTCTCAACATCTCCTACGCTATGTCTTGTAACACTTGAGAGCATATTTGAGTTGTATGGGATGCGTTCATTCAACATTACTTTTCCATCGTGCTTCAAACTTTTTAGATACATTTTCAACAAGATATTTGAATACTTATAGCCATCCGGCATACTTTCTAAAACAATCATTTCCTCTGTTTCAAAGAAGTTTTCTTTTAATTTGATATAGTAATATTTCTTGTTGTCAGCCAATTTCGATTGCCTCCAGTTCTTCAACTTTCTTTTTGCTCATTAATCCTAACTTGATTAGATCCTCATAATTTAAAGTAATCGGTTTGAAATGGTACTTAGTCATATAGGTGTCAATTCCAATCGCATGCTGCTCTTGGTGATGCTTCCAGCAACCACACATGAAGTGATGTTTCGAGTGGTCAATTTTTTTTCTGTCCCGACCACTACCCACTGTCTCCACATGCATGATTTCTGAATTCGGTTTGCCACATACCCAGCAAAGCCTTTTAAGTGTCAAAGCGTATAACATCTTGCTTGTGTTAATCGTCAAGTAAAATTGCTGCTTACGGAATGGAATACCATTTGTGATACATAAGTCGATAACATACTCTAATAGCTCACTAGCAACTGTTTTCTTCATCTGGTTACGTTTCAAGCTTGGATATTCTTCTAAGCTGATTAACTTCATAAACTCAACTCGCAAAAAGGAATCGATCACGTCTTTCGTATAGCCTGTATACTCTTCGATATCTCCAACCAAGGCCCAATAATGTTTGCGCTGCAAGTTTGTTATCGTATCTTTCTCGTAGAAATCAACGACCAACTCACCTTGCTCACTTTTCCGAACAATTTCGTTCATATCGAAACCGTCCGGGATGTCGATTATCATCTTGTTACCAGAATAAGATTCTAGCTTTCCAACAAATTCCATTTGATCACTTCCTAAACTGATTTAACCTGTATTCCGTTTTCTACCATGAAGCTATTTAATGCGCTTAACTGTTCGATTGTTCCAGTGACTTCTAAATAATACGTTTGTACTTCTGGTTCTTCTAAATCAGTGAAATCTGGTTCATAAGGTGTTTCTGGTATAGTTTCTACACTTTCTACGCTCAACTCAACGTAGCTATCTTGTTTGATACGTGCTAACTCTTCTTCGCGCTGTTTACGGTCAATTTCAGTTTGCTCACGCTCTTTTGCATCCGCTAGTGACTTATCAATCATCTTCATTACTTCTGGTGCTGTATTGCCATTTTTTAATACGGTCAACCAACCTTGTGGCTCAACTTTGACGGCCTTGCAGTAGTTGGTAATGATGTCCACATTTGCGTTTATTTGTTGTTCCTCTTTTAGAAGCAATTGAATTTGTTCCTCAACTTCTTCTGCAACTTTTTTCATTGAAGGCCCTTTGTTTAACCATTTTGGATTATATAAAAATGATTCTTTAACGTACTCAGACTGTTCTTCTAATTGATTGTTTACCTGCGTTTCAATTTCTTTTTGCTTAGATAGCCTTTCTTGTTCTTCTAAGTTTTTGATACCCTCGTCAATTGGAGTAATCACTTCTTGGATTGTTTCAGTTAACTTCTTGATCCGTTTCTCGAACAACGCTAAAGGCTTGTTGTATTCCTTTTTCACTTCTTTGCGTTTATCATCTAATGATTTAGCTACGCCACGCATTTCAGCACGTACATTTTTAGCATCCTTTACACCGTCTTCGTTGAAGACAAGGCCCTTGTATTTAGCTGCATAGTCCTCAATCGTATTTGTCAGTTCATCTTCATTGTTGATCACGATTGTTGAAGGCGTGAAGTCAACTCCGAAAAATTCAACTTCGCCTGTTTCCATTACTTCATTTGTCATTATCTATTCCCCCAATTGATTTCTTCTGCTGGTTGGTTAGTCATACCATCTAAAATGGCGCCTTGCTTTGTTTCTGGCTTGTTATTAGACTTAGTCTCAAGAACTTTTAAGTAACCCATTGAAGAAGGTAAATTACTTGAATTGAAGTCTTTAAAATCTTTGTTCATTTGTTCGTTTGATTTATCTAATACGAATTTTTTACAAGCTTCATAAGTAGTTCCGGTTTTATTTGCAACTTCATGAATGCGATCTTCAAGTTCTTTTTTATTTTTGAAGAAATCATTATCAGTATTCGTTGGTTTAGGATTACTTTTTGGTGCCTCTTTACCTTTTTTATCATCTGGTAAACTTTGAGAATTAGCGTCGTCATCATCTTCACTAGCAATTCCTAATATTGCTGATAAGCTGTAACGCCTGCCATAAGTGATTGCTGAGCCAATTGTTTGAGAGTTGAATTTTCCGAAGTTTTCAGCCGGTAAAATTAACTCGTCACTTATCATGAATTGTCCGGAACTATGAAGGATCATCGTGTAAACTTTGACTGTCTTTGTTTCAATGTCAGAACTTGTAAATTGCATTTGTGATAGTCCGTTGCTGCTTAACGCTGGTGTTACTACTTTGATAATGGCATCTAGATCAGCATATTTAAGACTTTTACCTTCACGCTTAAATGCCGGGTTATCTGAACTCTTTTTAGGACTTTCTACTACGTTTTGAAACTTTGCTAGAGCTGCTGCTATTTCACCAATGTTCTCACTCGTTTTCATGTTTAATTCCTCCTAATTGTTCTTTCAGAAACTCAATCCAATCTTCTTTTTTTAAATCAACTGTTGTAAAATCACTTTCGAAATCTGCAGTCGATAGTTGAACACGTTCTTCGCCGTTGTTGATGTATTCCTCAACTTTTAGATAAGCACCATACTTATCTTTAATCTTGTCCGTTTTTATCTCTACTATTGCCATATACTTTCCTCCTAAATATTGATATAATAGGGTTAACTTAATTTCTTAACCGACTGATTGGATTGCTGTCCTCTCAGTCTTTTTTTGCGCCTAATTCTTCTAACAATTTGATAAGCGTTTTTTTGAATTCTTTCATTTCATCAGAAGCCCAACCTGATTTGAATTCATCATAATAGATGCTAAAAGCGTTACTTTCTTCTTGGAAATTAATTTTGCTTGAGCGTATTTCAAGTTTTAACTGGTTTACATGTGGACTGTCATAAATAAAGACACAACCTGTTTCGGTTTGATTAATGCGATGTGCTAAAAAAATTAGTTCCTCCAACTCGTTTAATTCGTATTTATTGTTATTAGATAGTTTTTTCTTTAGTCTCTTTTTCATTTTTAGTCCTCCTCTAATTAATTGGTTATAATCCTATCGTGAATAACGGTTCGCCAGTTTTGTCATCGCATATTTCAATTCCACCGATAAAACGAGCTTGTTGCTCCCAATAACCCGGTCTTTCGTAATAAGCACTTTCTGAAATTTGTTCTGCTGCTCTACTCATTATTTTCTCCTCCTTATCCAATGGTTCCCATTTCAATTCCGCCTGCTATGCCTGCTAGCAATACAACAATTCCAACAATCAACATCACTGCAATAACCGTTTTTGCTTTGTCTTTAAATTCATCAGTAATGATTAGTTTCATATCTCTCACCTCTTTTATATTCATATCCAGACAACCATTTTTCTAACGCTGCTTTACTAAAACGCCATTCTGTGCCTATTTTGCGTCCTGGAATCACTCCAATTCGTGCATATTTGTAAAGGCTTGGCTTGCTTATTTGAAGGAACTCGCAAGCTTCTTCTGTGTTTAATGCTTGTTTCGGTTTAGCCATGATAATTTTTGTCGTCATGCAATCACCCCTTTAGGTATTTTTGAACGATCCAATAAGGCGTTCTATCTTTTATCGCTTGCATGAATGAAACGTTTGTTTTGCTCAAAATAGATATAACAAGCTTCATTTCGATTAACATTTCATCTAGAAATTCATTTACATAAGTCCTAAGCTCCGCTTTATCTTGAGCAGTTAAACACTTGTCTTGCTTGCAAAGAATCATGAGAGCTTCATTTTTTCGCATTTGGCGTTCGTTTGATTCCTTAACAGAAAGCATTTCTAACACGTGTGGCGTTTCGTAATACGTTTCTGATTCCATAATCGGCAACGTGCCATAAGTTTTATTTGCCATTTGGTGTGTGAAAGTTGAATCATCTAAAATGGCTGCCATATCTGCTATTGCTCCAATTGGACTTGGTTCACTGTTGAAATATCCGCTAACTGTTGAGTGACCTTTATTAGCTTTTTTTGATAGATTTAGTTGAGTGATGTTCTGTCTCTTTGCTGCCATTCTTAATTCTGCGTTTACATGTAGTGCTTCCATTTTTATCCCTCTATTCCGATTTTATTTTTTGCAGTTATAAACTTGTTAATAAAATACAATTGGCCTTTGCCAGTTACTTTTGGCGTTCTAGATATTGAGATTCGACCACTATTGTGATTGATTGCCGTTTCTTTTATTTGAAACAACTCTAGCTCCATTGATTTTTGAGTAGGCATATTGTAATCCGTGCCTTTTCGTTTGATTAGGTAACCAGTTTCTCTTAACCAGGCGAACAATCTTGTTCCACCAATCTCAATTCCATTTTGTTTTAATAGTTTTGCTAGGTCATTAATAAGGATTGACGTATCAGATGCTGCTACACTATCTGCGAATATTGCTTTTGGTTTTAGTTGTGAATTTTCTAGTTCCAACTGTTGGACTTGCTTACGTTCTTGAATCCACTTCTCAGCTCGTTTGACAGGATCTTCAATCATGTATGAATCTTTAGCTTGTTCGATTAGTTGAGTTTCCATTTGATTGAAGGCTTGAATATATTTCATTTTGAAATCTAAAGCTTTCTTCCCGTTGTATCCCATCGCTAGTAGAACGAACCCATCACGATTCATAAAATAAATTTTTCTTGGCCTACCATAAGAATCTGGTTCGGAATCTTCTACAAACATCTCGGAAAAACTTCCGACATCTTCTTTTAATCTATTTATCGACTTAATTACGTCGTAATGTTCCTTTTCAAAATCAACAGCTATTTGTAAAGAAGTTGTTAGCGCTTGTCTATTTTTCATGATTACTAAATTTGACATGTTATTTTTCCTTCTTTCTATTTTTATATTTGAATGGGATAATCTCCTTTAAGGAGGTGATAATATGGATCTAAAAAATTTAGCTAAAGATAAAGCTGAGAACGTTTTGAATACTAAAGGTATTGAGATTACTTGCCCTAGTTGCAAAAATAAATTTATCGGTAAGAGTATGCTCGTTGAATGCCCGAACTGCCACAAAACGTTTGACGTAGAGTTTAAAGTTAATTAATTTTTTTCATAATTTCGATTGAAGCCAATTCGCCCGCCAGCGTTTTGGCTTCTTTTAATAGTTCAACAAATTTCCTTGTTTTTTCTAACGCTTCATCAGTAATCAATACGTCTACTACTATTTTTCCATCTGACATGTTGTTTTCCTTCTTTCAATTTATATTTTTTGTTGATTTTTAAAATCGTTATTAGGGAAAATAATATTGATATTGCAGATAAAATAATTGGAATACTCATATTTGAATTCTCTCTTTAAGTTTTTTTATTTCTTTTTCCAAAGGTACGAATTCTTCAACATGTACGAAGTAGACTTTATTTTTATGATTAACCACATGTAAAGTATTAGGGTTCTTTACTAAAGCTTTAAGAATCAAATTTGTAAAAAATTTCATTACGATAACCTACCTTCCTTTTTATGATTATAATTTTCAAAACCTGTTGAAATTTCATCTAGGTTACTAGTTAACTTTCCATGTCTGCCACAGCTAAAGCACATCCAAACTTTAGTTGTGGCATTTTTTGTGTAATGATCGCCTCCACATTTCGGACAATTTCCGACTAATAGATATGGTTTATCTATTTCTTTTTCCACTAAAGTCAACTTCTTTCTTTTTAGTAAGATACTTGCTGTTTTTTTACCCTCAAACTCCATAGCTTGTAGTATTTCGATTTGATTGATTGTGTTATATAATTAACTTAAGTTAGTTATCCTTATTTTTGCTACGTTTTGTATCGAACTTGATTAAAAAAATATCCGGAAATAGTTCTGTTAAATCTTTCTCGTAATATAAAGCAAATTTTTTAGCCATGTTAACACTCGGATTTCTGCTACCTTCTTCTAATTTTCTAACAGTTATTTCAGCAATTTCAAGATTTCTAGCTAACTCTTCTCTTGAAAGAGATTTAGTTTTTCGTTCTTTGATTAATCGTTCACGCATTTTTTTCACTCCTTCCTTTTGATACGTTTTGTATCTCTATGTGTTAAATATACACGATACGTTTTGTATCGTCAAGTGTTTTGTGATATTTTTTGTATCTTTTTTTGCTAAAGATACATTTCGTATCTCTTGTCTGTTATTATTGCTTTAAGGGCGGTGTTGAATATGTTAGGTAAACGTCTAAAATATTTAAGAAATGAATTAAATAAAACACAAAATGAAGTTGCCGAATCAATAAAAATTTCTAGAGCAAACTATTCTCATTTTGAAAATAATCGCAATGAACCAGATAGTGAAATACTGAATCGATTGGCTGATTATTTCGATGTTACTACCGACTATTTACTTGGTAGAAATAATATGCGTAAATCTGCAGAAGTTAAACAAGTGGAAAAAGATGATTGGGTTAGCGTTCCAGTCGTTGGAACAATTAAATGCGGTCCTGGTGGTATTATTTATGAAGATATAGAGGGTTTTACTTCTTATCCTAAATCAGACTTAGATTCAAGCCATGAATATGTTGTCTTGAATGCTACAGGTGATTCAATGATAGGTGATGGAATAAACGCAGGAGACCTTGCATTGATCCAGAAAGAACCGGATTTTGTTCAAGGTAAAATATATGCAGTTATCGTTGATTCGGAGGAAGCTACTTTAAAGAGAGTAACAAGAACAAATGATTCTGTTATTCTTTCACCTTCTAATCCTAAATATGAGCCACGTATCATTACTGGTTTAGAATTAGAAATGTTTCAAATAATTGGTAGATTGATTAACATAAAAAGAAACTATTACTAGGAGGGGTATCGTGGGTTTATTCAGTAGAAATAAAGAAGAATTGTTAACACTAGCTGATAACGAATTTAAGTTTTCAATGAGTTTTTTTAAATACATCATTAATAACAATACATTTGTAGTTCGGTTGATGAATAAAAAAGGCAAAATGACAAGTGAAGAAAGTTATAGTATGAAACAAATAGAAAAAATCGAACATAAATTAGTTGGCGGAAATCGTTACAGAATCGAAGTGAAATTGGCTAATGAGAAAAAAGCAGCCTCTACAAGAACTATCGATTACAATCGTGAAAAAGAAGGCGTTCAAGCAGATAAGTTTATTTCAATGTTAAACGATAGAATTAATTAAAATAACCAATACGAGGTGGCGAGAATATGAACGGAGTTGATGTTTTAGTTTTACATTATTTAAATGAAAAAGATGAAGATTATGAACTGAAACAAGTTTTTTGGAAAGAAAGATACAGTGCTAATACAGGAAAGATAGTTAGAAAATTAATTTCAGAAAAATATATTCAACTAGATATCGATTTAGAAAAATCATTAAACTCTTTAAAAGTTCCAGAAATAAAAGAAATTTTAAAGTTAAATGAATTAAAGCTAAATGGAAATAAAAAAGAACTGATTAATAGAATTATTGCAGAAAGTGATTCTGATACATATCAAACACTATTAAAAAAAGTTTGGCTTCCTACTGATAAAGGAAAAAAGGTATTGTCTACCACTGAATCCGTTTTTTATGCCCATAAAAAATTAGCAGGATATTTGAATGTTATAGATGTTTACAACAACATATTTGCTAACAAGGAATTAAGCAGCAAAGATATTTTAGTAAAATCAATAAACGATGTAACTGAATTTAACGGAAAAACATCATCTTACGGTGTTAATATAGGTTTTGCTTTGTGGGAATTATCAAAAGTATGTAGAAATTATGGAAATAACTACGAACAATTCACTTACCTGATAAAAAGTTGTGTAGCTAATTTCATAAATTATCGAGAAGAATATTCTTTAGAATTTTTGTTAAATGATTTCGATTATTTTGTTGATCAATACAAAATACCCAGCGCTATTATAAATGACTTAAAACTATCTTTATCATCTAATGAAAATTTTCCGGAAATGATTTCATCTTTAGTTGATTCCTTTGTTATTGATATAGAAAAAATTCATCTATTTACTTCCAAAGATGTTTATTTAATCATTTTAGCAAGCTTACAAAAAGATGATGAAACATTTTTTAAAATTTATTCAGATGTATTTAAAAGAGCTGGAGGAAAACAAAAAAATAGATCAAGAGATTTAAAACAACTTCCGTTAGACTTACAAAAGGAAAAAAGCAGTAATGTTTTTAAAAATGTTGTAAGTATTTTCAAAAGATTCAAAACTTAAAAAGTTTAGGCTTAACGGCCTTTTCTTTTTAATTCAAAAAGAACATACATTCGTATATTTAGGGTACAAACTACGATTATTGGAGGAAATGACATGATAATTAAAGACTTATCTACACTAGAATCGGATTTCTGCCGTCAAGCTACGGTTAATACCGGTTCAGTTCGTGTACGATCAATGGACATAGATATGGAGTATAGTTTGTTCGTCTACTACTTCAAAGACTACATTCACCTCTCTTTGTCTAGGTATGATGACAAAGACATTAACGAGGAAGTTTGGGAGCAATTACAAGATATGGGTATGATTTACCCTGATGTCGGTTTAACCGACGTTGAGGATATGTGGATCAATAAAGAAAAACAACAGTTACATGCAAAGTTGCATTATAAGGATGTGATAAAATGGGAAAACGGAGATTAAACGGATCCATAGAAGCTATAGAAAAAGATAAGTATAGGCTTCGCGTAACTGTAGGATATAACCCTAAAGGGAATCCAATTCGTAAAAGCAAAACAATTACTGCTAAAAGTGAAAAAAAAGCTGAAAAAATGCTGATTGATTTTATTCACTTATTAGAAAAAGATAACTATTTATCTTTTACAGAAATGAAGTTCGAAGATTTTGTTTATAAAGAATGGTATCCAAACTACGCTAAAAAAGAATACAGTTACCATACGTCTACTGGTTATAAAGAAGAATTAGAACATTACTTCATGCCCACTCTAGGATATAAAAAATTAAAAGAGATTAAGCCAATTCACTTGAAAAAAATCGTGGACGATCAAACTAGATATGACGGAAAAAAACAACCTCTATCTAGGTCTAGCCAAACAAAAAGATTTTCAGCTATTAAATCTGTTTTTAAATTTGCAAACGACTACCAATTTTTAAACAATAACCCGCTTGATAAAGTTAGTCTTGCGAAAAATAGATCTTTAGAAATAAAAGGTGTAGGTTATTATACTCTAGAAGAAATTCCTTTGTTGATTAAGGCGTTAGATAACGAACGAGAAGAACTACAATTGATTGTGCTCATCGCATTAGTAACAGGTGCACGTAGAGGTGAGATAGCTGCTTTAGAAAGCAAACATATTAATAGTCAAACTAACTCAATTACATTTGAACAAATGATCATTGACGAAAAAAGCAAAGGCGCGACATTACACCACACAACTAAAACTGGAGTTGCAAAAACTGTTTCTGTTCCTCAAGACTTAATAACTAAAATCAAGTTATTTGACGATAAACGCAAACATGACCTAGCAGCTGTTTCTATAAAGCCTAAGAGAGATTTTTTATTTTGTAATGCAAACGGAGATGCGAAGTTAGCAAGTGGGATTTCGAGGATATGGAAACGATTTTTAAAAAGAAATAACTTGAGACATATTCGATTCCATGATTTAAGACATACCAACGCCTCTTGGTTGCTCTCTCAAAATGTAAATATTAAAGTTATTCAAGAACGTTTAGGACATAGCGACATTCAAACTTCTATGAATGTCTATACTCATGTTCAAAAAGAAATGGATCAAAATGCATCTGCTACTTTCGATGCTTTTTTCAAGTAA